GGCGTCGAGAGTGTTGTAATTGAGGCCAAGAGCCGTGGACCGGGCCAAATCAGCCGCGTTTTCCGCGTCGACCGTTTCCGCGTCGTAGCCGGTGCGTAGAACCATTTCACTGCGAGAGGCGAAGCCCGCTTGCACTTCCATCCGCCGAGCCTGAACATCCTGCACCGGTTGGATATAGGCCCAGCCTTGCGGCACCCAGCGGGTACGCAGGTATTCACGGCGCCGCTGGGCGTAGTCGTCCAACACCAGGGCGCCCGACAATACCGCCATGTCCATCCAGGCGGCCCGGACCGGGCGGCAGAGCTGGTGCACGTAGACGCCAAATTGCAGCTGTTCGAGCCGCCGCCGAAACTCGTTGAGCACCACACGCAGCGCCCGATCGTTAATCTCGCGCATGTCGCCGGTGAGAATCTCGTAGGGCGTGCCGGTTCCCGCCGCTGCAGCCATCAGCTGCTGTCGCATGAAGTCCGGATAGTTGTTGCCCGCATCCGGTGGCTTGGAGAACTCGACCTCTTCACCTGGCGCAAGCTCCTGCATGGTGCCGGGCTCCAGCGCGACCATTGGCGTGAAGCCGTCGCGATCAAGACTCAATGGCTGGCCCGTGACCGGATCCCTTGGCACCGGTCCGGAATCGGGAGCCGGTCGACTGATGAAGCCGGCGAACAGGTTGGCCACCTCTTGCCGGAACAGCACCGCATCGTCGTAGTTATCCAGACTGCGCAAGCGCTTGAGCACTGGCGACAATCGCGGTACACCGCGCAGTTGACCAGGCTCGACCGGTTCGAAGATGTGCAACACCTGCGAGGCCGGCACCCGCACCAGTTGGTTGTAACCGGCGTTCAGCGACGTCGCGTCACGCGGGTGCGACAGGTACATCCAGTAAGCCACCCGCTTGCCACCGGGCGTGAACTCGATCCCGGCGCGGATGACGTTGCCGTTTTTGGTGGTTTCGAACTTGTCATGCGGCACAAACTCCGGGGCCAGGATCTGAAGCTGCAGCGGTACCGCGAGGCCTTCGTCCAGGCTGCGTGGTCGTAAGCGCACGAAGCATTCACCCGAAGTTTCGACAGTGCGGGCAACGAGCGCCTGCTGACCGTTGAAGTCGGTGCGCTCATCGGCGTCCGACTCATCGACCCAGTCTTCCCAAAGTTCCTGCAGCAGTTTGCGCAGGACGTCGTCGTCGGTTTTCGGTCTCGGTGTGATGCCACTACCGATCAAGTTGCTGACGCGCTTGTCGATCACATTGAAGGCATACGGGTCATTGCGAACCGCTGCCCGAGAGCGCGAACGCAGGTTGCGCAGTGCCGGGGTGTTGATGCTGTTGACTCCGTTGTCGGGAGCATCCCAGCCAGTGGATCGGCGGCCCTCTCCGGCGCCTTCGTAACTGGCCTTGATGTTCGACGGCAGCACGAATCCATTACGGGTTAGCGTCGGATAGTGACGGGCCATTACACGCCTTTGCCTCCGTGGTAGAGCCTAACCACGCGTGAGCGCGGGCCGGCTGCATTGATCAGCGAGGACCGAATTTCCTCACGAGCTTTGAGCAGCTCGTCGACGGTGCGGTACTCCACGGTGCGGTCGGTATAGCGCACGGTTTTCTCACCGCGAGCGATGGCCGCCTCAACGGCGTCGAGGTGCTTTTGGGTAAACGACATATCAGCGTCTCTTCAGGTAGCCGCTGCTGGAGCTGCGGCGTTGAGGTGGCGGTGCTACGGGTCGCGAGTGCACGACCGGTGCAGCAGTGTTTTGCGGAGCCGTTTGCGGTACAGCCACGGGGGTGGGCTGCCCAAGGTTGCTGACACGCTCGCCCTGAACAGGCTTGATGCCCAGCGCGTCGTCGAACAAACCGGACTGCGCCAAGGACTGACGCACCCGTTCCCAGTCGTGTTCCTTGTAGCGATTGAGGCCCAGGTAATGAGCCATGGCCAGGCAGTACACCATCAGGTCGAGGGCTTCGTTACGCTCGGCCTTACCCTTGACCCACTCGATCCGCTTGTGGCCACGTACGTAGCGCGCGATCTTGCGCTCTGCCACGCACTGATCGAAGAAGTCGTCCGGCAGGTCATTGGCAAAGTGCAATGCACCAGGTCCAGAATCGAACGGATAACGGTTGTAGATCCAGTCCTTCGCTGTGTCGGTACCGACGAACCACAGCTCGGCGCCGTTGCGTTCGGTCTGTCCTTTCCAGGTCACGTCGACCATCGAAGGGCGCTGGGCAATCACCGGCCTGCCGGGCTTGCTCGCCCCCTTGATGGCGAACACGTTGCGCCAACGGCGGACGCGGCAGAACTGATAAACCTCGTCGGTGTGGTGACCGCCGGAGTCGACAGCCGTCGCGAGAATGCCCAGGCCGACTCCGCACGGATGGCGATATTTAGCCTTGAGCAATTCGTCCAACGCCGCCCAGGTACGTTCGTCAGCGGGATCACCCGCGACAATCTGGAAGTCGACGACCCAGCGTTCCATGCCCACGCCCCAGCCCATCGCCATAAACTCCAGGCGGTTGGCCTGAACGTCGACAGCGCCAGTGAGCATCAGCACGGCGGACGGCAGCGAACCGAGGGTGAAGCCTTCCAACCGCGCCCGCGCTCTCAGCGTATCGGCCTTGGTTTGCTCTTGCGCGCTGTCCCAGACCTTCGCCAGGCGGGTGTTGTAGAACACCTGCATCGGCTCAAGGTCGCCTTTGGCCTGGGCCTTTTTGGCCTTTTCGAATTGCTTGGCCAGCGACTTCCAGTCCATCCAGCCGAGCGGCGAATACAGCGCATTGAGATGGAAGCCGACTGTCTCGCCATCACCTTCGCCATGGGCACGCCACTCGCCCTTGGCGAGCATTTCACCCTTGTGGTATTCGTCGATCAGCACGTCGCACTCAGGCCCGGCGCACTCGTAATGCACCACGCTGAAGTCCTTCGAGTAATGCAGTCGCTCCCATTCGAGGATTTGCATGTGCCCGCAGGTCGGACACGGCACGTAGTAGTAACGTTGGTCGCTGCCCTCGAACAGATCGGAGATCCGCGACGCACCCTTGATCGTCGGCGAGCTGGAGAAGTAAAACTTCGCATTGCGGCCGAACGTACTACCCCGTGTTTCCGCGAGCTCAATGGGGTCGCCCTCTTCGCCGATATCCACTTCCCAGCGGTCAATCTCATCGCCGTAAACGTAGCGCGCCGACAGCTCCGACAGGTTGGCGGCCGAGCCCGCCGTGGTGACGTACAACGATCCACCCTCGAACTCTTTGGTGTCCATGGTGTTGCGCGAATCTCGCGAGCGGCTGGATGCTACCCGTTCACGCAGTACCGGGGTGGCCTTGATGGTCTTGCCGATCCGCGAAGACACCCGCTTGGCCAGGCCCAGGCTCGGCAACAAGGTCAGGATGTTGGATGGCGCCATGTGGATCAGGCCGCCGATCCAGTTCAAAGCGATCTGCGTTTTCATCAGCTGCGAGGCCACCATGGTGACTACGCGCTTGCAGGGGTGAGCCGGCGACAAACAGCGCATCGGCTCGCGGGCATACGGTGTTCGTGAGGTGCGGTACTGGCCGGGCTCGGCGGCGCCGGTGTCACGCGGAATGCGCATGTACTCGTCGGCCCACTCATCGACCCAGACGTCAGGGTCCGGATGCAGCCCACGAAAATACGCCTCCCGATACACCTCTGCACCGTTAGGGATTTCCGTGGGCATGGGATTAACTCGTGGTCAGGGCGTGTTCAAGATCCGCCGAGGACAAGCGCTCTGCATCCTCAAGCGAGCGACGGATAGCGGCCGTCAGGTGCTTTTCGATTTGCCAAGGATCGGACATGACAGCGAGCTCCGGCGCGAGTTGTGGTGGCATGCCCAGTAACTGGTCACGCAACAGGCGACCCGCGTTGAACGCACCCGTTTCCACCGCGACGCGTTCGACCAGGGTGCCCTGCTGTTTGTGAAAGTTGGCTTGCTCTTGCAGCGCCAGGTAGTGCTCCCGCAGAGCGCGAGATTTCTGAAAGTCCACCGCCTGCCCGGCTTGCGGCACCGCAGGTTCTTCGGCGGCAGTTTGAGCTTCCCGCTGAAGGCGAAGCCGGTCATGTCGCTCGGCGACGGCCGCTTTGCTTGGATCGGCAGACTCAGCCAACAACGCTTCAGTGGCTTCGAGGTCAATCTTGCCATCGTCAGTCAGCACCAACCGATCCTGATTAGCCAACTTGGAAACGTAGGATTTGGCCCAGCCACGCCGTGCGGCAAACTCCGTTTTGCTGATTACAGTCATGAAGGAATGTCCTGTTCACCTAATGAATACGGGGAGTTCACCTGTTCACCCCAGTTCACTAAGCTGGTGAACTGTCCGCTAACACTTTCCCGCGGGTTTCCGACCCCGTACCCACCGAATACCCCCAGGGTCCCCGGCGATTTTCGGCGCACCGAAACGGTGCGCACCCCCTGCTCGCCAACGGTGGCGGCACCTCGCTGGCACCCGAGCACCTGACGGTGCGGGATCGCAATGAGGGAAGGAACTACGCAAACTCCCGAAGCGCTTCTTGCAGGCGCTTGGCTTTCACAATGGCTTCGGCATTGCTTTCGCGTTCAGCCTCAACCGTCAGGGCGACCTCTTCAATACGGCCCGCCAACGCCTTCATGCGTTTGCTGAACTCATCAGACAGACTCACCACTTCGCACGACAGAATCGCT